AAAGTTCGATGATGCATTGTATTACTATAATGCAACGGACAAGAGCGATGCCTTCAGAAAGATGTCTCGTGCCGAAGCTGATCGTAAGTATAAGTCGGCGATGGAAACATTGGCGCGAATTGCTGGCGATCTTGCGATGGCGTGATCTTGTAGTTCATCTACAAAAATTACCAAAAAACTTGGTGAACAATGGGGCCGCAGTATAGTACTGTGGCCTTATGACTTTGACGCCCGAAGATATTGCTACGAATTTTGATAAGTTTCGTTCTCTTTGCGAAAAACTAGGAGAGCGATCGCCCGCTGCTTTGACGATGGTCGATCACCTCGGCGAAAGACTGGCGTTGTGTCCTGCTTCAAGCCGTAAAGAGTACCACGCTGCATTTCCTGGTGGATTGGTCGACCATTCGCTGCGTGTTCTTTCGAATGCGATGAAGCTGTGCAAGGCATTTGGCTGGGAAGTTCCAAAGGATTCCCTAATCATTGGGTGTTTGTTTCACGACCTCGGCAAGGTCGGCGATCACGAGCAAGATTATTATCTTCCTCAGGATTCTGACTGGCACCGAGAGAAGCTTGGCGAGATGTATAAGTACAATCGCGATATGCAGTATATGACTGTTCCTGATCGCGGAGTTTGGTTGTGCCAACACTTTGGATTGAAACTAACCCAAGACGAGTGGTTGGCCATCAAACTAAACGATGGACAATATGCAGACGAAAACGCTCCTTACAAGATGAAGGAGCCAAGGCTAGTCGACATCGTGCACACGGCAGACCTTGTTTCTACGAAGCAAGAAAAGGAATGACGCCATACTTAAATCTATGAGCGTATTATTACGTCGGTACATTAGATCGATTATTCTTGAGATCGAGGGCAACGCCCATGTACCAAACCAGATGCCAGGTACAAAAAAGCCAGGCGATAGCGATAAGGACGAGGACGAGGTTGAGGTTGAGGAATTGGGCGAGTTCAGTGGTGCAGGAGCGATCGCTGGTTTTGCAGCGCCGCTTGGATACACTGGTAAAGACGCCGAAGGTCCAGGTGCTAAGGGCGAACGCAGCAAGCGTAAGAAGCCAGGTTGGCGCTGAAAAGAAACCTTGAACAGTCAAAAAGTTTTGTGGTAGGGTAGAAATACCTGCACGGTGCAGGGTGATATTCCTGCCACAGGTTAGGAATAGGAAACGGAAAAGGATAAGGAAAATATTATGGCAATTGATCTAGAAGCAATTAAGCGTCGTGTTGCAGAGCTTTCGGGTGTGAAGAAGACGTCGTCGGTCCAGTTGTGGAAGCCAAGTCTTGGCGAGCACAAGATTCGATGTCTTCCATGGAAGAACGCGCCAGATGGACAGCCTTTCATGGAGAGATGGTTCTATTACATTGGCGATAATGCTGGTATTTTGGCTCCCAATCAATTTGGTAAGCCTGATCCAATTAACGAGTTGATTCGTAAGCTATATAGCAGTGGTAAGCCCGATGATAGGGTTCTAGCTAAGAAGCTACAACCAAAGATGCGATGCTATGCTCCTGTCATCGTTCGAGGCGAGGAAGATAAGGGCGTTCAAATTTGGAGCTTTGGTAAGTTGGTTTATCAGCGTATGCTTGGATTCTTCCTCGACGAGGAGGTCGGTGATATTCTCTCCCCAACGGAGGGCTTCGATCTAAAGGTGTCGATTACGAAGCAACCAGGCAAGCAGTTTAACGATACGACGGTCGATCCTGCTCGTCGTCCAACGAAGCTACACGAGGACTCGAAGGTAGCCGAACAATGGCTTAATTCGATTCCAAATCTTGACGACATGTATCGTCTAAAGTCGACGCAAGAAATCGAGACAGTTCTTAATAACTGGTTGAGCGGTGGCACGTCAGAGGAGATGGCAACACCTCCAACTACTCGCGGCCCGGCTCCATCAGACGCGCTTGATGATTTGGTCGCTGAGGTTAAGGCTTCAGCACCAGAGAAGAAGAAGGTCAAGAAGACGGAGGACGAGGCACCTGTTAAGAAGCAATCGCTAGACGATGCTTTCGCTGACCTAATGGGCGATGACGACTGACGTCGTTGTCTGTTGATCAAAGCGCCGGAAATCAAATAGGTTTCCGGCGTTTGTACTATTAGAGCTTGATGGGGATAATAACTGTTATGGCAAAATCTAAATCCGAAGACAACCAAATTAAAAAGAGCAATAACGAAGTTGATAGCATGATGAAAGACCTTATTTCGTCTATCAACAAGGAGTTTGGAACCCGCATCGCTTTTAACCTTTCGGAAATGGATGCGCCGACCGTAGTAAAGCGCTGGATCGATACAGGGTCGATTCAACTAAATTACGCTATCAAGAACGCTCTCGGTGGCGGTTACCCTGAGGGTCGAATTATCGAAATTTCCGGATTGCCCTCTTCGGGTAAGTCTCACTTGGCTTATCACGCCGCTGCCGTCGCCCAAAAGATGGGTGGTTTGGTCGTTTATATTGATACCGAAAATGCGACGCCGGTACAGAAGCTTGCCGACATGGGTATCGATGTTCGTAAGCGATTTGTCTATTGCGATTCGCACTGCACCGAAGAAGTTTTCTCGATCATTGAGTCGACAATCCTCAAGGCGAAACAAATCATCGAGAAGAACGTTCCCATCCTGGTTATTTGGGATTCCGTCGCGGCTACATCGCCAAAGGCTGAACTTGATGGCGAATACGAGCAAAATTCGATTGGTCTTCAAGCGCGCGCTATCTCCAAAGGCATGCGAAAGATCACTGGAGTTATTGGGCAGAATAATGTGACTTTGCTGTGTCTCAATCAAATTAGAGACAACATCGGCGTAATGCACGGCGATCCATTGACCACGCCTGGTGGCAGAGCTATTCCCTTTCACTCCTCCGTACGTATCCGACTTGGAAGTGGAAATCAAGTCAAGGACAAGAACGGTATGCCGATTGGTATTCATACCACGGTAACAATCAAGAAGAACAAGGTCGCTCCACCATTTCGTAAGTGCGAGTTCGATATCATCTTTGGTAGAGGAATTGTCGAAGACGAATATCTATTCGACGAATGTCGCGCTCATTGTAAGGAGAACGGTCCCGTCAAGCGCAAGGGTCACACCATTAATATTTCGGGCGAAGGCGCGTGGAAGGAACTTAGCGTTGTCAATGAAAAGACGGGCGAGGTTGTGGTAGAAAAGAAGTTCTATAAGAACGACTTCGGAGCGTTGATGAAAGACAATATCCATGGTCCTTTTATCATGGAAGTAATTGATGCAGCTTTAACTATGACGGCGGGTCCTGCTGCTGACCCGACAGAAATTGATGATAACGTTGCTGACGATGGAGGCACCGATGAGTGAAAGACCAACCAACCCAATCTGGATTAAAGTTTTAACAGACGATATTTCACAAATTCCAGCATATCAAACATCTGGTTCCGCGGCTTGTGACTTAAAGTCCACCGATGAGTTAGTTATTCCTTCAGGAACGCGCGTAACAGTAGGAACTGGTATTAAACTAGAGATTCCTAACGGTTTTGGTGCAATGGTATGCTCACGGTCGGGTCTAGCTGCCAAGAACGGAATTCAGGTTCTAAACGCTCCTGGCATCATTGATACCGACTATAGAGGAGAGATAAAGGTAATTCTGCATAACTCAGGTCAGTCAGAGTTTATTGTTAAAAAAGGCGATAGGATTGCACAACTTTTATTTTTTCCCATTTTTCAAGCCATCTTTCAAAAGGCAGAACTAATTGACAATACTGCTCGTGGCGAAGGCGGTCTTGGAAGTACTGGTGTTTGATGACTGACAGACCAATACTCATCGTCGACGGCGCAAATCTCTTTATCAGGTCTTGGGCCGCTTACCCAACGATGTCCGCTCATGGTTACCAAATGGGAGGATGTATGGGATTTATGAAGACGCTCGGAAGAATCTTAACAGAGATTCAACCTAAAGCTGTCTACGTAGCCTGGGAAGGTGGCGGTTCACAGCGCCGTCGACGTTTATTCCCTGAATATAAGATGGGTCGCAAGGCTCAAAAGCTAAATCGCTTCTATGGCGATGATATTCCCGAGTCGGAAGAGAATAAAAAACATCAGCTGATTTCGTTGTTGGGAATGTTAAAGTTTACGCCAGCTTGTCAGATTTACGTTTCGGATTGCGAGGGCGACGACATCGTCGCTTTTTTGTGTAAAGGGCCGTTTAGGCAAGAAAACAAAATCATCGTTTCGTCCGACAAAGACATGTATCAACTGTTAGATGAAAAGACGAAGATTTATTCGTTGCACAAGAAGATCGTGCTCACTGCAGAGGACATTTTTGAAGAATATCGAATTAAGACCCACAACTTTGCGATTGCTAAGGCTTTATGCGGCGATGTTGGCGATAACGTTCCGGGAATAAAAGGCATCGGATTCAAAACTGCAGCTACGAAATTTCCGATCCTTGGTAACGATTCTGAAATTCTTTTGCAAGAAGTCATCGATTTTTGTCATTCGCATTCTTCCGAGTCGACTATTTATCGCCGCGTTTTGGAGAGTGAACATGATCTTAAGAGAAATTGGCGACTCGTTCATCTGGATGGTAGCATGTTATCAGCAGATCAGATTTCGCGCGTACAACATGTCATCGATACATTCGCCCCTCGCGTTGATAGGATTGGCCTTATAAAGGCCCTGGTTAAAGAAGGCGTTAATGACTTTGACATCGAAGCATTCATTTATGCTTTTAGATGCGTAAGTGGACTTGGATCTTCAAATAACTAAGAGAACACAATGTTAGACAACGAAAACAAGACGACCAAAGTAACTTTCGGTACGTACGGTAAATCATTCCAAGAAAAAATTGGACAAGCGTTATTGACGGATCCACGATGGGCCGAGCAGATGATGGAGGTTTTTGATTCTTCTTATTTCGAGTTGAAATATCTCCAGTTTCTTGCCGACAGGTACTTTGCCTATTCTAAGAAGTACAAAGTATTTCCAACGCTGCAACTTCTTGTGACCATTATTCGCGAGGATCTTAAGGTCGGTACCGATACTATCCTTCGAGATCAGATCATTGAATACCTCCAGCGCATGAAGGCGAATCCAGATCCAGGCGATCTACAATTTGTCAAGGATAAGTCTCTTGATTTTTGTCGCAAGCAAGCTCTAAAGGCAGCGCTTGAAGACGCAGTCGATCAAATGCAAGCAGAAAAGTACGAATCGATTGTAGATTCAATTCGAAAGGCCGTTCTGGTTGGAACAGCGCCAGCTCTTGGTCACGACTTTTTTGCAGATTACGAAGCTCGTTTTACTAGGCTTCAACGTAACTGTGTCGCGACAGGTCTTGATGATCTTGATCGCAAAGAGATTCTAAATGGAGGACTAGGCGCTGGCGAAATTGGTGTTATCGTCGCAGCTACAGGCGTCGGCAAGTCTCACTTCCTTACGATGCTTGGCGCAAATGCCTTGAAGCAAGGTAAGAATGTTTTGCACTATACGTTTGAGTTGTCAGAAACAGCAGTCGGCGTTCGTTACGATTCTAATCTTTGCGACATGGAATCGAATCAAGTCATCGATCGAAAAGAAGAAGTACTCGAGAAGTACAAGGAAATGAAACTTGGTAGATTAATCATCAAGGAGTTTCCTACAAATACTGCATCGATCTACACGGTTCGGTCTCACATTGAACGCTTGGACGTCAAGGGCTTTAGACCTGATCTAATTGTTATTGACTACGCCGACATTATGCGTTCGACTAGACAATATGATTCTTTGCGCCACGAATTAAAACTAATCTATGAAGAATTGAGAGGATTTGCGTCTGAAAAGGGCATTCCAGTCTGGACGGCTTCCCAATCGAACAAAGAAGGTTCTAACAGCGACGTCGTCGATCTTAGCAATATGTCTGAGGCTTATGGAAAGGCGATGGTCGCAGACGTAGTCCTATCTATCTCGAGAAAGTCTCACGAAAAGGCAACGGGTTGGGGACGACTATTCGTAGCAAAGAATCGAGCGGGTAGAGATGGTTTAGTTTTCCCAATCAAGATAGATACTGCTCGTAGTAAATTTGAAATTGCCGGACAGGCAGGCAACATGGAAGAAACCAAATTAGATGACGAAGCAGCGCAAAAACAAGCCCTGCGCGCTAAATGGCGAGAACTAAAAAATGATTTTTCAACCTCACGAAAAGAACATCACGAAGATTCGACAAATTCGATAACAGTTGCAGGACATTGAGTTATAGTTATTTAACTAATCGTTAAGCTTGGAGAAACAAATGAATACATTTACTCGTGACGAAGCTTTCACGGCATCCTTGAAGTATTTTAGTGGCGACGAACTAGCAGCGAGCGTATTCGTAGACAAGTACGCCTTGAGAAATCCAAAAGGACAATTGTTGGAACTTACTCCTTCCGACATGCACCGTCGGCTTGCCCGCGAATTCGCTAGAATCGAGGCAAAGTATCCTAATCCACTCTCTGAGAAGGAAATTTTTTGTCTGTTGGCAGACGTCGAACACCTCGACGTTGCACAAAGAGACAGGATGTCTATTGAAGAGCTTGCAAAGGAATCTAGAGGATTAGGCCCAGTCGTTCCCCAAGGTTCTCCTATGTCTGCGATTGGTAACGATTTTCAATACCAGTCGCTGTCAAACTGCTTCGTCATTCAGTCGCCTTACGATTCCTATGCAGGTATTCTTAAGGCCGACCAAGAACAAGCTCAGATCATGAAGCGCCGCGGAGGAGTTGGTTTCGATATCTCTACGATTCGTCCAAAGGGTATCGTCACAGCCAACGCAGCTCGTACCACCGATGGTATCGGCGTTTTCATGGAGAGGTTCTCTAACACTTGTCGTGAGGTTGCTCAAGGAGGTCGTCGTGGTGCCTTGATGTTGACCATCGATGTTCACCATCCAGAGATCCGTACCTTTGTCAACATCAAGCGAGACCTTAAGAAGGTTACTGGTGCCAACATCTCTATTCGACTCACTGACGAGTTTATGCAGGCCGTGAAGGACGGCGGAAAAGCCCACCTTAGATTCCCGGTAGAGAAGGATGCCAAGCATTCTATCGAAGAGTGGGTCGACGCTAAGCAACTTTGGCACGAGATCATTGAGGCAGCTTGGGCGTCCGCAGAGCCAGGTTTGCTTTTCTGGGACACAGTTAAGAAGAGGACTCCGACAGAGGCATACGC